ACTGCTGATACGCTTTATCGTCGTCGTTCTCTTTCGGCGGCTTACGTGGTGGGGCAGGCTTAGGCGCTGTTGGAACTTGGGGGGCAGGAAGTGGTTTAGAGAGCGGGCCATTGCCAAGCCCCTTAGAGGCTTCAATTAGCTCGTTTAGTTTCTGTGTGGCCGCTTCGATCTGTGACGAATCGACCTGAATCTTTAAATCAGCAATGCTGTTTGACATCGCACCTCCGTCTTACTTCTTCTCTCTCCCCTCGGCCATTTTCTTCAATACTTCCGCTTCCATTGTGCGGATGTCGTTAAATGCCAGGGGCATGTTTTCTTCTGCGATATCCATGTACTTTGCCACCATGGGCAATACCGAATAATCCAGGCCGATAGCGCCGCCCATACCTACACGCCATTGAGTTGACATTGCTTCGAACAAAGTGAAGCCTGACCATGTGTCTGGCCAAAGCTCAATTGTTTCCTCTAGCAAGTCCCCAAAAGAAAAGCCCCAGGCCGCCATCTTGTTAGCGTCTGGGGCTGATTCGTATAACGCACGGGCGGCGCTTCTTAGTTTTTTGTGCGTTGTTCCGCATACGCCAGGTGGTATGCTTCGATTACCGCTTGTGCTGCGTGGGCGCTGGTATCGCATAGAGCGATAATGCTTTCTTCGTTGAATTCGTCATCGAAGCCCCAACCAACAACTACATCTTTGATTTGCTGTACCTGAGTGTCCATATCGGCCTCGGCAAGCAGACTGAATGTAATGTCATCATCGTCTAGGCGAGATGCTTTAGACGCATCACTCCACTTGTCGTACAAAGCAGCTAGCTGTTTACGGCCAAGGGCGCGATAGGTGAACTTAACTTCAATCGGATCTCCACCTAGACGCGGAATACTTACGTCAATGGTGAAGGTAGGATTCTGAGCAATTTTAAACTTTGCCATGTTCTGACTTTCCTTGTTTTAAGATGCCGCCCCGAAGGGCGGCGGTGTCCTTACAGACGGGTTGGACGCGATTGCAGCGATAGGGTGATGGTGCGAGTCATCAGTTCATCGCGGGTAACGGTCGGAGTTGCGGTGATGCTTACGATTGCGTTGTATGCCATGACCGATCCTGAAACTAGGTTAAGTTTCAGAGGGCGTGGTTTGAGGTCGGTATCTGCCGCTTCAACCAAGGCCACATAAGCTAGGGCCGGGTCATCAGCAACAGTCAGCGACATCGAGATAGCCGACTTACTTGTAGGCATTTGCTTTTCGTCCGCATCCTCTAGGAACGCGAAGTTGAGGAACTGCTGTTCACCACCAGAGAATGAAACTTCGGTGATTTGTTGGATCGCGGTCCAAGCAGTAACTTTCTGGAAGCTTCCGATACCTTGGCCAGCTGCATACAGTGCAGTGCTTGTAGTATCCACACCAGCGATTGTGAACGAATCAGTTGTGCTGGTAGCGACCTTAAATACGCGGTTATTCAGTTTACTCCAGCCGGAAGTCAGGACGATAAAGTCGCCAACCAGCAGGCCGTGGGCAGTAGAGCTAACAGACGGTGCAGTACCGTTGGTGATAGCAGTTACAGTTTTGGAAGCAGCAAGGGCGCTTGCAATTTCAAAGGTGCTTCCGTTTGGCAATGCGTATGCCATGTGGGTATATCCTCGTTAGTTTGTATCGGAGCGATAGTTAAAGGAGACGGGGGTTAGGTAATAGCCACCCTCTGGCTCTCCAATAAATGTTTGGATTGGCGTCATAATCACCACGATGTTTTCGCCGTAGCTAATACGCCCGTACAGCGGAAAGACTTCTTGCAACTCATCAATGATGGTTGTGATTCTTCCAGTGCCTTCACCAACAGGAACCGCAATCAGAACCTGGAACACGCCCAGGAACTTTTTAAGATCGCCTGCTAAGTTGGCCCGTGGGGTGCTTGGGCCGAGATTTGTTTTGAGGTAGGGTTTGTTAGGTGTTAGAGTTGCAACGCTATTTTCGATTACAACTTGGTAGCCTTTCGAAGCCCCATACGCTCGCACAAGGTCGTTAAACGCCTTGCGGATTTTGCTGTCACTCATTACTTGACCTTGTTTCTTGCGATGGCTTCGTTAGCAATCGCCTCAAACTCGGCCAGAGTCCGTCTAACAGGTTGATAAGGAGGGGTGACTTGCCAGCCCAGGAACTCGACATTTTTGCCATAGTCCAGGTTGTTTACGATCCATGCCACTTCGCCAGGATGCAGCGTTGCCGCCATGATCCTAAGTTGGGCGAGAGTTGCAGTGCCTTCTTTGTCTTCTGTTACAAGACTTTGTGTCGAGGGTGAGCCAACTGACATTTGCCAATTGCCGCGAAAGCGGCCAGTTAAAACGGGCGAGAAGGTGATTAGCTTTCCACCTACATCCACGACGATATCGCGGAAAGTGTTGGTCATCGCTTCATCAGCTTTCTTAGTGAATTCTTCCAGCTGCTTTGTGAAGCTGGCAAAGCCGTTAGCCATCAAGCAGTTCTCAATTGCAACTGCCAGCCACAATCAACGCCTGAGTTATTCCAAGTCTTTACGGTTAGAACGGTGTATGTCTTTCCATCGATCTGGATTTGATCGGTCGTCAGTGGGGTAGGGCAGTCAGTGCCATCAATCAAAACCGGGCTCAGGTAGAACTTAACGTCACTCATGCGGATCAACTGGCCATCAACATGCCGTAGGGCATAGGTGGCACGGATGCCGGAGATGTCGTAAGTGGCGTCAACCACTTCGTTCATATCTGTGTCGGGGTTGTATGTGTAGTCATTTCTTACCAGGCTCCCAGCCTGCCCCTTGCCGCCGTTATCGCGGGGCTTTAAGTTACGGATGGTCATCGCTCTTAGGCGGTCGAACATATCCATAATCAGCACCCACAGGGCGTAGAGTGGCAAGCACAGGCCTTATGGCAGGAACAATGGCTACCGAACTTCCAGGGATTGCACTGGCCTTCGCATGTGAGGTCGGTGGACTTGTCCAACTTGGTCGGCTTCTTGTCCAGGCCTGCAACCCACGGCATCAGGTTAGGCGGAAGCTTGGCTACCGGATCTTTAATCAGGTAATCCATCGCTTTCAGGTAGTTCGGTGCAAAGGTGTTCTCAATCGTCAGGTCGCCAATTACTTCCCTGGTGCTGATAGAGCCAATAATCATCGTGGCACTGATGGCCATAATGCGGGTGGCTTTATCAATACTTCCGTTAACGGTGTCGAGCACCATTGTGTACTCATCGTCCGTAAACATCGGAAAGATCGGGTTGGTGGTTACATCACCAATACGCAACTTGATGAAGGCAATTTTTTCTTCTGTTGTTGCAGCCATCGTGCGTCCTTAATATCGTGTGTTGTCTCCCTGGAGGGCCAGGGTAATTGTTCGGGTCATCAACTGATCGCGCTGCAACTTTGGTGTCTTCGTGATCGAAGGTAAGCTTGCATAGACGATATAGTCAGAGTTGATGAGGGTCAGGCGTTGCACCTGAATATCCCCAGTTTTCGAAGCCGCCTCGATGGTGGCAAACAAGGGAAGGGATTTGTCGTCAGCTACTTCGATAGTCATAACCGAACCAGATTTAGTGGTAGGGCGACTTACTTCCTTCCCCGAGCGGGAAGGGCTGTACGATGTGAATTGTTGTTCTCCACCCGTAAGGTCGAGATTGAGAATTTGGGGTACTTGCACCCATGAGGTAACGCCACGGACTGTGCCGTAATTCGTTCCTGCATTGCGTTTGGTGTCGGTCGTATCAGCACCTTGCAAGGTGAACGTGTTGCCAGTCACTGACGAGACTCTAAAGGCGCGTCCGTCAAGATCCCACCAACCAGATTTCATCATGACGATCTGGCCAATCGTGAAAGTATGACCAACAGCAGTAAAGATTGTGTTAGCGGCACGGGTCACGAATGTGATGGGAAAGAACGGCGTATACCCGCTAGCAAAGTCGAATGTACTTCCGTTAGGGAGTTGATACGCCATACTTATTCCTTACGCTACGTTTTTAAGTGCAGCAATAATTGCGTTGATTGCAACCTTGTTTGCGTTGGCAAGCGCCGCAGCTGTAGTTGCATCTGTTGCATTAGCAACG